AAAGCTGTCATTGGCTTATGGCATCCAGTTGCTTTGTGCCACGCAACGCCCCAGCGCAAAGGTGATGAATGGCGAGATCAAGAGTCAGTTCTCCTCTTTGATGGTGACATTCATGCCCAACAATCGGGAGTATGGCACGGTAGCGATGGCCCCAAAGGAGCTGTATGAGCAGATGACACGGACACGCGGCCGCTTCATGGTCTACTCGGCAAAGGGCTGGCGATTTGTGCAGGGGTACAAAATCCCGGATCGGCAGTTAGAGCGGTTGGCGGCAAAGCTGTCGGGCCGGGCGCGTGAATGGCAGGTAAACGGTGAGGAGCGAGAAGCGCGGCCGCAACCGAAACCGCCAACGTCTTCGGCCTGGCCGGAAACGGATAGCGAGAAGGTGCGCGTGGTAGTGGAATTTGGCCGGGAAATGGGGCGGCGTCCATCCATTAATGAAACGGCCAACCGGTTTGGCATCAGTCGGCCGACGGCGATCAAATATCTCAATTTGGCGTTTGATGAGGGGTAAAGGGAAACGCCAGTTGTTTGACCCCCCTACCCCTGGTGATGTACCTGTTTGACTACCCGGTTTTACTATGTCTTTTACTACCTGTTTGACTACCCTATTGATCTTCGGCCCGGCGTTGGCGGTGTGGAGTTTACAACGCAAATCGGCCGCGTGGCGACGGTTGCGGGCGTCTGGTTTGGTGTTGGCGGTGTGGCTGGTGGGATTATTCCCGGCGTGTCAGGTTTTGGTCACGGCGACGATTTACGCAGTTCAGGCGGGCCGTTCGGGGGGGTATCCCTATGCCGGGCTTATCCAAGTCGCGGCCGACGCGCACAACCTGGACCCGGCTTTGGTCGCGGCCGTCGTCGAAGTTGAAAGCGGCTTCGATGCCTCAGCGGTTTCCCCAGTCGGGGCTATGGGCCTGATGCAAATCATGCCGGGCACGGCCGCCGATCTGGGATTGCTGGAACCCTTCGACGCGGCCGCGAATTTGGATGCCGGCGCCGAATATCTGGCCTGGCTCATTGACCGGTACGGAAGTGCGGAGCTGGCCCTGGCCGCCTATAACGCCGGGCCGGGGCGGGTGGATGCCTGTCAGTGCGTACCCGCCAACGGGGAAACGCCGGGTTATGTGGCGAGGGTGATCGCGGCCGCGGATGGGTATCGGTCGCCGGTGATCGCCCTGCCTTATCGTGACGCCTATCGGCTTATCGGCAACGGCCTGCATGGTGAGGGGGATTGGCCGGGCCGGGATTTTGCGGCCGCGTGTGGCACGCCATTGTATGCACCGATTTCGGGCCAGGTCGAGGCCGTGGGCTTCGACGACTACGCCGGGCCGCATGGGAGCCGGAATAGTTTCGTTTTGTTCGCAAACGAGAACACGGCCGTGATGATGATGCACGGGGAGTATTTCGTCACCCCAGGGCAGACAGTGAGCCAGGGCGACCTGGTGGGCTTCGAGGCCAGTATTGGTAATTCTTCGGAGTGTCACACGCACCTGGCGATCCGGATGCGTGGGGAGCTGGTTGATCCGGTTTCTATTTTTGAAGGGAGGTAACATGGGTAAATTTGCAGGGTACACGTCGGAGCAAAAGTACAGAGTCGCCTGGGACGGGGGAGCGTCTGAGTCTATGACGCTAGATGAGGCGCGAGTATTGCAGGCGAGCAAGCCAGGGAGCTGGCTGGAAATGTACAATGGTTATGAGTGGGAGCGGGTGGGAGTATGAAAACATGGCGCGGCGATTCTGAGCAGGGACACCCAATTGTCATATCGTTTGGCCCCTGGGACATTCATGTAAGCCCGTTGCCGATGGGTCTGTACACCTGGAATATATCGGGCGCGTGGGGGTTTATTAGCTCCGGCATAGCTGAAACGCTGGAGCAGGCCCAAATGGACTCTATAAATACTTTTATTGAGCGAGTGAGGGCATGGCAGAATGAGGCGATTGAGGCTCGGAATAATTTAGGCGGCGCGGCCGCGAAGGAGTGAGGTATGGATTACGACGATTACGATGGCACTTTTGTTTGTGTGATTTGCGGCGATTTGGTTCTCTTTGATCACGCGACATTTACCAGCGAGGGCGCGATCTGCCCGGAGTGCGCTGAGGCCCTCAGGGTTGACGCGGCCGCGAAGGAGTGAATGATGGCGAAAAAGAAAAATTCCGGGTGGGGCTTTTGGTCGCAAACACCAGAGGGACATACTGTACACATCAGTGGCAGGCGAGATATGCCACAGGAAACCCTTGACGCCCTCCTGCGAATGATGGATTTAGCCCACAAAAACGCGACCGAAGTTATGAAGTGCGGTCACACGAAAAGCAATCTTGTCAAAGGCGGGGGTGATAGGTGGTTTTGCGGGCAATGCGTTTTAGATGAGGCAGAAGCAAAGGAGTGAGGCCATGTGCATAAATTGGGACGCTGACACATATGAAGGCGGAGACCACTATCTTTGTGAGCCTGGGCAATGCCCCGCGTGCGATGGCGTGCGCTCAGAACTTGTCCCAGTTGACAAAGAACTGGCCTACAAGCTATTTGGCGGTTACGCCATTTTTTTCAAGGACGATGACGACCGCATGGCTTATCGAACCTGGTGGACTAATGTGATTGGGCATTGGCATCAATTGCCAGAATCTAGCGAGCTTTGGGCAAGGGAGTCGGCCATAGCCGACAAAAAACACCGCATGGAAACTGGCCGAATTTATTGATGTTTGCACGCAAACACCCCCACCCTGCCATTGGTTCACAAACCGAACTCTTAATGATACAATGTATCGTTATGAGCGAACTGTTTTACGTCACAGCCATCAGCCAGAAACGGCGGGCAGAATGGGAAAGGGTGTTTGGTACTGACCAATTGCCCGTCACCCGCCGCGCCCCGTCGCTCTCCCCGGCCGGTTGTCTGTCCTGGACTTTGGATGTATCGCGGCTTCATTGGATGCAGGTGCGCCGGTTGGTGCAATGGCTGGTGCGTCGTGATGGTTTGCGGACGGGGCACGCTGAGGCGTTGGTGGCGGCTGGTTTGCCTATCCCGGCGACGGAAGCGGCATTGGTTCAGGAGCAGGATAGAAGTCCTGCTCCTGTTTTTATTTGGCATCGTGCCCCATTAAATATGGTATACTGTTAAAAATGGCTCTATTAAGTTGTTAATTTCTCACTACTTAATAGTGCCGATCGTCGTATAGTGAGCATATAAAATTCTTGCCCTGCCCACTCTAAATCTTGGTAAAACTTGGTAATGTCTGACTCCCTACCCGTAGTTACCACCCTTACCAAACGACAGCAGTTATTTCGTGATCATTACCTCATCTCCCTAAATGCTACCGACGCGGCCGAAAAGGCCGGTTATAAGCACCCCAACAAACAAGGCCCAGAGCTACTAAAACAACCACAGATCGCGGCCGCGATTGAAGAACGGCTGAGTGAAGTTGCCATGAGTGCCAACGAGGTGTTGGCGCGGCTGACCGAACACGCCCGCTCTGATATTGGTGAGTTCCTGGATTTTGACGGCAATCTCGACCTGAAGCGGATGAAGGCCAGTGGTATGACCCGGCTGGTCAAGAAGCTGAACACATTTAAAGCTAAAGGCACATCGCCAAAGGGGGGTGATTGGGAGCGGGAAACGGTGACTCTTGAATTGCACGATGCCCAGGCCGCGCTCAACACCCTGGCCCGGTATCATGGCCTGTTGGGAGCGAAGGGCGGCGAGGATGACCCGATCTTCGTTGGCGTTAAGTACATCACGGAGAATCGCCCATCATGACCATGACCACCGCGGCCGCGATTCAGCAACCTTACCACATTACCCCAGACGGCGGTCTATCGCTTGACTTCCACCCTGGCCAGTGGGACGCCTGGGATAGCCTGAAGCGGTTCATTTTTGTAATTGCTGGCACGCAGGGCGGCAAGACCAGCTTTGGCCCCCACTGGCTTTACCGGGAAATTTACCATCCTGAAATCGGACGCGGCGGCGGCGACTATCTGGCTGTCACGGCCTCGTATGACCTGTTCAAGCTGAAAATGCTCCCAGCCATCCGGGAGATATTTGAAACGGTAACGGCAATGGGCCGTTATTGGCTGGGGGAACGGGTGATGGAACTGAGGGACCCGGCAACCGGTAAGTTTTGGGCCAGGCGGTCTGATGATCGCATGTGGGGGCGCATTATCCTGCGTTCGGCCGAATCGGGGAGCGGGTTGGAATCGAGTACGGCATTAGCGGCCTGGCTCGATGAGTGCGGTATGGAGAGCTTTACCTCGGAAACCTGGCAGGCTATTCGACGGCGGTTATCCCTGGCTCGCGGCCGCGTTCTGGGCACAACCACACTCTATGTCCTGTACAACTGGCTCCGCACGCTCTTCGACGAGTGGCACAACAAAACGCGGGATGACATTACCTTTATTCAGTTTCCCAGCATCCAAAACCCGGCCTTTCCCAAAGAGGAGTACGACCAGGCCCTGGCCGAAATGCCGGAGCACGTCGTCAACATGCAATATCGCGGCCAGTTCGACAAGCCGCCGGGCATGATTTACGACTGCTTTGATAGCCGCCTGCGAGTCATTCCCCCCTTTGAGATACCGTCATCCTGGCCTTCATACGGCGGCATGGACTATGGCGGGGTCAATACGGCCTGCCTACGCCTACGCCAGAATCCAGAGAACGAACTGGTCTACTACCTGACCAATGAATACCACCAGGGCGGCCGCACGGCCAAAGAGCACGCGGCCGACCTGAAGGCATGGAATTGTCAGTTGTGGAAGGGGGGGGCAAAGTCGGAAGGGCAATGGCGGCAGGAGTTCCGAGCGGCCGGGCTACCCGTTAGCGAGCCGGATGTGTCCGACGTGTGGCTGGGCATCAACCGGGTGTACGGCGTGATGAAGCGCGGCCAGCTCTACGTCTTCGACACCTGTCAGGGCACGCTGGGGCAAATCGGAACCTACAGCCGCAAAATGAACAAGGCCACCGGCGAACCGATCCCGGACGAGATTTTGAACAAGGAAACCTACCACTTCCTGGATGCCCTGCGGTACATCCTGGGGAGCCTGGTTAAGTCGGGCGATTTGTTGGATTACTACCGCAAAAAAGCCGAGGAGCTAAAACATGCCTAAAACCCCACCAGGCGCACAAACGCACGATTTATCATCTATGGCCGGTCGTGTTGCGGCCGCATGGGACGCCTTAAATGGCCGTCCCTTTGGGCCACTGGCTCCCCTGGAACCGGTGTTGCCACCCGCATCCAATGAGCCGATTATCACCCCGCGTCAGTTCCCCTACCCGACAGGCGTCAACACCAACATCACCCCGCGCCGCGAGTATGGGCAGAGCCAGACCAGCCTCACCCCGTTTGAACAACTCCGCAACCTGGCCGCGCTCTACGACATTGCCGCGATCTGCGTGGCCTCGTTGATTGAGGAGTTTCAGCGTAAGGGCTGGTCAATCGTGGCGAAGGACAAGCGGCGACAAAAGGAGTTGCAGGCCCGTTGCGATGCCGTTACCGCTTTCTGGCGACAGCCCGACCGGTTGAACGATTACGCCTCGTGGCTTTCGATGGTGCTTTATGAGGTGCTGACGATTGACGCCCTTAGCCTCTACAAGCGGCAGAATCGGGGCGGGAAATTGCACGCCCTGGAACTAGTGGACGGCACAACCATCAAACCGTTGCTGGACGAACGCGGCCGCACCGTGGCCTACCAGCAAATCATTTACGGTCGCCCAGAGGCCCAATTTACCCGGCCGTCAGCCGATGAACCAGACGAGCAACTCCCCATCTACGCGCCCACGGAACTCATGTACAAACCCCGCTGGACTCGCGCCAACACCCCCTACGGCTTTCCACCTACCGAGTGGATCGTCCTGCGCGTGAATCAGGCCCTCCGTAAACAGACCTTTGACCTGGCCTATTTTACCGACGGCAACATCCCCGATATGTTAGCCAGCGTGCCCGAAGGCATGGCAACGCCTGAGCAGGTGCAGGCGTTTGAAGATTATTTCAACGCCGTGTTAGAGGGGAGCGACCAGGCCCGGCGTAAAATGCGTTTCATCCCCTGGAAAGCGGACGTCAAGGAGATGAGGCCGTTCAGTTACGAAACCGCCCTCGACTATTTTATGATGCAAATCACCTGCGCGGCTTACGGCCGGATGCCTCAAGCCCTGGGGTTTGTGGAGTCGGTTAATCGTTCGCAGGGCGTGGTACAGAATGACATTACCGAACTGCGTGAACTGGCCCTGGCCGAATGGCTGAAGCAGGCGGTATTTGACCAGGTGATTCAAGACGACCTGGGCGAACCGGAATTGGAATGGCAGTGGGTATCTGACCGGATCATCGAGGATGAACTAACCCAAGCGCAAATCCACTCGCTCGACATTACCAACGGGGTCATCAGTGCCGAGGAATCACGCATCCTGCGCTATGCCGGTGAGCTGGACGGCCCGGCCCCGCAACCCACCCCTGCGACTCCCCCCACCCCGCCCGCTGATGTCACCGTGCCCAGCGGCCGCGCCGGGTCCACCCTGCCCACTCAGGAAATTGCCCGATTAGCCAAAGCTGACGGCGATCCGCGTGATGAGGCTGAGCGCAAAGCTCTGCGCCTGATGCGTCGCATCTACAATGAGCAGATGGATCGAGTGATTGATTCCCTTGACCGGATTGAACCGGGCCGGGGGAGCAACTGGGAGAGCGAGTTGGCTGATTTGTGGTTACGGGAGCCAGACCTTGTTGCCAACGCCCTGACCTCGTTTTACATGGAGTTGGGCCGCGCGGCCGCGATTCGGGCCGTCGAACAGGCTGGTTTTGGCAACACCGACTGGAGCGCGGTCAACCAGGACGTGTTACGCCTGGCAACGGAGCGGGCACGGCTTTTCGCCGCCGACATGACCAAGACCAGCCAGGCGCAAACCAGCCAGGTCATTGCCGACTGGATAGCCACCGGCGGAACCATGCCCGACTTGAAGGAGCGGGTAGCGAACGTCTGGACGGGGCCGCGCCCAGACGTGGCGGCGGTGACAGAAGTGACGACGCTCTTTAGCCAGGGGCAACGGTCGGCCTGGGTATCGTCGGGGGTGGTGAAGGAATACCGCATAGACACGGCGCGGGATTCGTTGGTTTGCCCGATTTGTGGCACGGTAGCAAAAAACGGCCCCTATGAAATCAACGACACCCGCCACCTACCCCCCTACCATCCCAATTGCCGTTGCGACATCGCCCCGGTAGTCAAGACGGCAGAGGAGTTATTTGGATGATCGAAATCAAGGTTGGTAAGTGGCAGGCTGAATTTGATGAACGTCAGCAGAGATTGATAAAGAACTGTGAAGATTACGCATTGAGTGACCCGGCGGGTGTACCGGGTCATAACCTTATGTTGATTGTGGCAAAGATGTCTCTGATGCTGGACAAAATGGAACTGGCATCGGCCTTGAACAAGGTAAAGACAAGCGATGGCTGATAACGTCACCATTCCCGGTATCAACGAATTAGTCACGAACTTCTCCGACGCCCCCAGCGTCGTGGCGAGCGAACTCAAGATCGCGTCTATGGCCGTGCTCTTGCTCTATGTCGCCGACCTGAAAGAATACCCCCCGGAGCGGCAAAGCTCCGGCTACATCCGCACCAAAACTCTGGGGCGCACGTGGGCGGCGGCGCGGCCGGAATGGTCGCCAGTGGCCTCTGGTTTCGAGGCGAGGGTCGTCAACATCACCCCCTACGCCAGCGAAGTGCAGGGCGAAGGGTTGCAGGCCGGGGTACACCAGGGCTACTGGCAAACGGACGAACAGGTAATAGAGCATCGCATGACGGATGCGATGAAATATTTCGAGAAGGCCAGTGAGAAGGTTATCCGGCGGTTGATGGGGAAGAACGAGGCATGATGGCACATAGCGGCCCCAATGGAATTTACGCCAGCGAGCAACCCCAGCCCGATCACCGCTTCCGGGCCTATCTGGAAATGCGACTGATTATCCTGCGGAATGAGATCGCGGCCGCGGACGCCTTCATGGGTAATTTGGAGCCATGCGCTTTGCTGGATTACGTCACCCAGGCCCGGCGCGGTCGCGTCACCGAGATGAGGCAAGTCGAGAAACTGCTGGGGGTTCCGTTGGCGATTCCGATCCGGACGCGACCGCGTTGACAACCCCGTAACAAAGTTGTAGTATAACTACAACTAAATATTTACCAGCCCCCTGGATTACCACCGGGCACGAAGCGGAAAGCACTCCGTTTCGTGCCCGGTTTTTGTTTTATGCCTGATTCTCTCTACAAAGTCTTCTCCCCCTTCACTAAATCTGACGACGATCAACGCATCGTCTTTGGCATTGCCAGCACGTCGGCCCCCGACTCCCAGGGTGGCGTTTATCGTGGCGAACGGTACGACGGCGACCTAGTGGAAACTGAGGCCATCAAAGCGGCTCTGGCCGATTACATGGCCTGGGCCAACCTGCGCGAGATGCACCAGGCAAAAGCGGCCGGGACGGTGCTAGAGGCGGAGATTGTCGGCGATGAATTGCGTATCGCCGCCAAAGTGGTAGACGACGGGGCCTGGAAAAAAGTCAGGGAGAATGTTTATAAGGGCTTCTCCATTGGCGGCCGCATTGTCGAAGCGGTCTTAAAAACATTGCCGGATGGCCGGGTGATACGGCACATCCTCAAAATGATTTTGTCGGAAATCAGCCTGGTTGACCGGCCCGCAAACCCGGATGCCCGGCTTTTGCTTTGGAAAGGAGCGTTTCTTATGCCTACCGATGAGGAGATGTTGGAACTGATGAAGGCGGGCGCGAGTCCGCAAAAGATTATCGCCATGATTCAGGCGGCGCGAAATGCCTGCGAGTCGGCCGGTGATTTGGACGGCGCGGCCCTGTATACCCAGGCCGTCGCCCTGATTTTGCAGGCGGGTGGCGACATGAATGCCGCTCCTGACGCCGGGGAAGCCACTGACGAAGGGGAAGGCGAGGGGCTGGATATGGCCGCGGCCGCGAAGCTGGCTAAGGCGGGCCGCAAAATCAACCGGGGCAACATGTCATCCCTGCATCGTGTCCTCAAGTCCCTGCTGGAAATGATGAGTACAGCCGGTGACGAGGTGGCCCAAAAGATGCTCGGCTCTTACGCCGAAAAAGCCGACACCCCCACCCCTGACGCCCTGGCAAAAGTCGCCGGGGCGGAATTTGTCAAGGGGATGGAGCCGCAACTGGGCGAACTAAAAACCCTCTTCAGCGAATCCCTTACCAAGTTGGAGCAACGGCTAGAACGCATCGAGGCGCAACCGGCCGGGGGTGGTCCCAACTTGCGGCCCGTTGAGAAGCTGTTGGCTTCTGCCCCGGCCGCAACCCCAGCCCAACCAGACGCAACCGCAGTCATCCAAAAAATGATTGACGACGAACCCAACCCACTTGTTCAGGCCCGCTTACGGGAGCGGTTAGCCGAAACATTGACCAAGCGAGCGTTATTCGGCAACGGGGCGGCGTAAGCGTCCAGACCCCGTTGTTTTGTATCAACCGCAGTTAAAGAAAAAAGGAGAAAATCCAATGCCAGACATGACCGACCAAACTCTGGACGCCATCAAGAAAGTGCATAGCGACCAGACGATCCAAAAATCCGTCACCACATCCACGGGCCTGACCGCCTACGACCTGCAAGCCCCGGCCAAAAATCTGTATCCGGTCAACACCCCTATCCGCAACGTCATTCCCCGTATCGGCGGCGGTGTAGGCACGGCGACAAACTGGAAACAAGTCAGCGCCATCACCGGCGGCGGCTATAATGCGATGGGCTGGGTATCGGAAGGGCAACGAGTAGCCCGCATGAGCTACACCACCGCTGACAAGAGTGCGTCGTACAAAACTCTGGGCGAAGAAGACCAGGCCAGTTACGAGGCGATCTCCGCCGGTCGTGGCTTCGAGGACATCCGCGCCCGCATGACCATGCGCTTGCTTCAGAAAATGATGCTGAAGGAAGAAATCGCCCTCTTGGGCGGTAACAATAGCGTCGCTCTGGGCACGCCGGGTACACCCACCCTCGCGGCCGCTGGCTCTGGGGCCACCCTGCCCGCCGCCACCTACTCCGTCATCGTCGTGGCCCTGACCCTGGAAGGGTATCTGAACAGCTCCCTGGCCGGGGGCGTTGCCACAACCACCAACTTCACCGGAGCCGACGGTAGCTCTTACACCGTTAAAGGCGGTAGCTCGCAAAAGAGCGCGGCCGCGACTCAGGCAGTCACGCTGGGTCAAACCCTGTCTTGCTCCGTGACTGCCGTCAGCGGGGCCGTGGCTTACGCCTGGTATATTGCTACAGCTGGAAACGAGAAGTTGGAAGCCATCACCACCATCAATTCTGTCACCTTCTCCGCGCCCCTGGCTGGCACAGGTCAGGCGGCCACGGCTATCACCGCCGACAATAGTCAAAACACCCTGGCCTTCGATGGCCTGCTCTATGCCGCCTTTGCCTCTGGCTCCAACGCCTACATTGACACCCTGGCAACGGGCACGGCGGGCACGGGCACGGTCTTGGCCGCGAACGGGATCGGCGGGGTAACACAGATTGATACGATGTTGGCGACCATGTGGAACAATTACCAGGTCAGCCCGTCGGTCATTTACGTCAATGCCCAGGAGTTGAAAAACATCGCCGCCAAATCGCTGGCCGCGTCCGGTGGGGCCTCTCTCCTGCAAATCAACGACGGCAACGGCCGGGCCATCGTCGCCAACACGACTGTCACCGGTTACTTTAACCCCTACTCCATGAATGGCGGGGTCACAATTCCGATCCGTCTGCACCCCACCCTGCCCGCCGGGACACTGGTTGGTTGGGCCGAAAATCTACCTGCCCAGTACCAATCCAATGAAGTGCCCAACGTCGCCGAAGTCAAGGAGCGAGTGGGTTACTACCAGATTGACTGGCCTCTGCGCACCCGTCAGCAGGAAGTTGGCGTGTACGTCGAAGAGGTGTTGGCTGTTTATGCCCCGTTTGCCCTGGGTGTCATCCGCAACATCGCCAACGGCTAATTGATGATCTGAAGCGGGGTAGGTGTTTGCACGCAAACACCTACCCTTTGTCTTGTTATGGACTACACCACCGTCGAAAACGTCAAGGCTTACGGTAACACCATCGGGCAAGCAGACGATCCGGCCATTGCCGATCTGGTGACAGGTTACTCGAGCCAGGTAGATGCGTATTGCCATCAGGTGTTTGGCCTGGCGACGTATACCGGCTGGATCGGCCGAGGCACGGTTGACCGCGACGGGGTGTTGCTGGCTTACCCACCGGTTCCTACCCTTTCCACGCCGACCGCGGCCGCGTATCGCTACGGCTCACTGGCAACCTGGGCCGACATCACCCTGAGCCTGCTGGATGTGCAGACGGCCAATCACGGCTCTATCGTCCGCGTCTTAGGCAGTGATTTTGGCGTCTATCGTAACCAACGCCTGCAAGTGCGCTTTACCTTCAGCGGCGGGTGGGCCACCTTTGACGCCATCCCTGACGATTTCGAGATTGCCATGCGCCGCCTGGTCTGGTGGGGGTACAAGCTCCGCGAAGCTCCGATGAACAAAACGGCTATGCCTGCGTTGGGGCAGGTGGTGATTCCCCCCTCTGGCTGGCCCAAAGACATCACCGACGCCTTCAAACCCTACCGGAGATATTATGGCTAACACGATCCGGGCGGCGTTGGCCGGTCTTAAAACCCGGCTGGAAACCATCACCAGCCCGTCGCGGCCAAAGGTGTTTGCCGATCCGCGAGAAGCGGTAAATCTGGCCGAGTTCCCCTGTATCGTTTTGGGGTTATCGCCATCTACTCAGCACATCGTCACACGCAAATCACATGGCGCGGCCCTGAATCGCCCTGCGCTGGCTCTATGGCTTTTTGTCGGCTCGCGCCAGACCCCGCTCCCAGAGTTGCATAGCCGGGTGCTGGATTGGCCGGACGCGATTGTAGATGCGATTTTGGCGGATCAACGTCTGGGTAACAGCGTGGCCGGGACAGGCGATGGCAATGTGCCCGGTGAGGTGATCCGCTACCAGCCCGGCTTCATCGCCTGGGGGGATGGTGAATATTTTGGAATCACGTTCAACCTGAACGTTCTGTTGGTTAGAACGGTCACGATGGCATAGGTGAATGATGGACGATCTGGCGTATACCTACGACCCCAAGAAGAATCCCTACAACGAGCATTTGGACGGTGTGCCCCGGCGCGACTTGACCCTGACGGAGTTTGCGGCCCTGGCCCCAAAATTTCAGGAGTCGGTACGACGCACCCCGTTTTATGTACCGGTCAAGAAAAAGACGACCAAAAAGGATGGTGAATCATGACAATGGCTGAAATCGCTTTCGAGCGCATTCACGGCGCACTGGAGGCCACACGGGGCACGGCCATCAGCACCCCGACTCACAGCTTTAACCTGGTAGGCTTGATGACCCCCGGCATTAACTATGCCGAGCCGAAAGAGAGCCGGGGAAAATTGCGGCGCGTCTTTCGCCAGAAACCCGCCCGCAAGGTCAACGTGTTCACGGCCCAGGGGCCGGTCGAGGTCAATTATTTGACCTGGTGGCTCAATATGGGGGTCAAGGCGGTCACGTCACCTTCGACGCCATCCGGGGCCGCCCTCTCCCGTCTGTGGGAGTTTGTGCCCTCACTGACGGCCGATGACATCAAAATGGCCTCACTGATTTGGGACTGGGATATTCAATCCCTCATCAGCGATTTCTGCGCCCTGCGTGAGCTGACCCTGACCAATGATGCCAACGTCGAAAGCGACGCCATGACGCTGATGATCAACGGGATCGGCGGCTTTCCGGTGGACATTGCCACCCCCAGCCCGGTCACAAATCTAGGCGGCGATATTCTGGTGGGTCAACAGATGCAAGCCTGGCTTGATACCTCGTCTGCCATCGGCACAACGGCCATGACCGGCCGACTTATCAAGGCGGAGCATAAAATCACCACTGGTGTAGAGCCAAAATAC